CTACTGGTTCTTGACCAATTAGATAAATTAAACCACCCAGAGATTGCAATAAAATTATTGTTTAGTGCAGTCATAGGGTGGTCATTAAATTCAAACCATACATTATCATCCTCAGTGTAAAATAAAAACTTAGGAAATACTAATTGTATAACAGGTTTAGGAGACTTGATATGTTCGTCATCATACTCTAATAACTCAGGTCTAGAACAAGATATTTTATTATTACTTCTATCAATACTCAGACTAAAATCTATTGGTGATGTCGCAACAAAAGTTCTGCTCTGTTTATGATTGTAAACAGGGCATTTGTTTTGAACATATTCTGAGTCAATAAGGTCTGATTGTGGTATCAATGTATCTTCTTTATTGAAGACACTTACATAATGTATTGTTGGCATCAAATACCCATTTCTAATTTCGCAAGTAGGTATTCTTTTACTAGACCAGAACGAACAATATCATCGATTCCAAATTCAACAACATCCACTGACGACATGATACGAAGAACTTGCATGAAGTCTGCGATACCATTTCTCTCCTTGTCTTTGATAAGATCAGATTGAGTGGCATCACCACAGAACATGATCTTTGAGTTCTCACCAACTCTTGTCATTATACTATCAAGTTCATGAAAGTTTAAATTTTGAAATTCATCTACAATAACAATTGCTTTATCAAGAGTTGTTCCACGAATGAATGATGTAGACCAGAATGATATTGTTTCTTGTGCTTTCAAGTTTCCATATAACATCTCAAAGTCTGCCTCAGTGGCCATCTCAAACATATACTTAACCATATTCTTATATGGTATCTGATACAAGAATGCTTTATCTTCATGATCACCAGGTAGAAAACCTATCTCTCTGGTGGCTACAAGCGATCTGACGATGTATATCTTCTCATAAGGTGTCTCTGGATTAAAGACATCACATAGTGCCTTATAGAGTGATATGAATGTCTTTCCTGTTCCTGCAACACCATAGGCAATCAGGTTCTTACCCTCATCATAGGATTCAAATAATTTTTTCTGATTCTCTGTGAGAGGTTCTATATCTCTCATCATATCAGAGTTTATTGGTTTTCTTCGTTTCATCTGCTTTGCTGTTAACCCAACACCAATTGCTGATAAGTTTTGTTTGTTTTTTCTTGGCATACTTAGATAGGTCTTACGTTAGAACGGGGTGCTTTAGATGCTTTGTGAAGAACATCATTCCAGCCTGGATGTGTTTTCTTCAGTTTGTCATATATTTCTCCAACCTCTCCGAGGTTTGCTACTCCAGCGTTCCAATCTTTATCCCAATCGGGATTATCCTTTCTCCATTGATCATACTCTAGCATGCTCATTCTAATTTCTTTTTGTTCACCAGTAGTCAAATTTTTAACAGGGTATGTTGGCATATTGTTAAGTAAAGTAAAGTTATTTAGACCCACTCAAGGGCTTCAGATACAGTAGGAAACTGTTCGGTAAACACCTTTCGACATGCTTCTGCAATATCCATATGTTCCTTCTGAGTTCCGTGTGCAGATCTTAGATCAATGTAATGTATCCAAGAACGACATGAACCAGTCATGTATATCTTAGTAGGAGTGCATAGTGGCAATACCATTCTAGCACATTCCTTTGCAACTCCCTCATCAATCATTTGATTGAATAAGGATTGAGCAGAACTAAACAGTGTTATCATCTGTGCTTCTAACTTTTGTTTCACAAATGGATCAAGATCGTCTGTTGAGTTTTGACGATTCTTTAGATCCTGTTTTCTTAGATCTGGTAGTTCTATTTTCCCCAGTTCATTACTCTGTGCATATCTTTGAGAGAACTCTTGAAAAGTAAATGATCTATGTCTTAATATCTGAGCTGCGATTGCACGAGTAGTTTCAATCTCAAGTGTCATTGATGACTGCTCAAAGACAGACCAATGATTATGCTTGATACAATATCTCAACAATCCTGCATAGTTTGGATTGTCTTGATTATTTGGATTAGAAACTCTGGCAATATGTGCCATAGTTTTCTCTGCATCAGGTGTGATGCTAATCAGTGATACTTGCATTAGTCTGAACCATCGTCATACATTTCATCATAGTCGAGGGCTCTTGCTGCCACTGCCTCATTATTTTTATAGGCATTTACATCTGAATAAACTTCAGACTCCAACTCCTCTACGATTTCTTTTAGAGCCATAACCAGAACTTTAAGTTTTGCTTTGTTCATAAGATTACTTTTCAGCTAATTATAATATAAAAAAAGAGGGGTGTAAACCCCCTCTGTTTTATTTTTAACTCTTGCCATACAAGAGTCGTGCTTCAGCGTAGATGATCGTGAGAAATACAACGCTTGCAGCGAGAATTTCTGCGGTGATCAACATTACACACCTCCAGTTACTTTTTTAGTAACTTTAAGACCACGATACATTAGTTCGTGTCTCTGACGCTGTGCGTTCTCTGCGAGAACTTTAGCGTTGTACTCATCGGTGTCATACTCGACACCACGGTAAGTGACTTGTGCCATTTGGTTTCTCCTGTTGGAATTGGGTTGATTAGACCGTTCCTTCAGTCGGCTTTTGCGTCTCCCGAAGGAGATGAACGAACCCGTTCCGAGTCGGCTTACTTGCGTCTCCCGAAGGAGATGAACGTAAAGGTATGTTAGCATACCCTAACTATATATGCAATCAATTGTGTATTTTGCTACACAATTTTATGTTTTCTTAACTTTTCTGGATCGGATTACCGAATTTATCAAGTAGTCTGATCTGATTTAAGTTAGATTTTTGTCTTTTCTTTATTTTTTTATATTCTTTTATCAGTTTATCAACCTCTGCATTAGATATATTGACCTTCAACTCTTCATCTTTATTATCAACAAAACCTAGACCACTCTTCTCCGACTCCTCCTTGGTATCAATATAATCATTGATTCCTTCTTGAATCTCATCTCTGATTAGTGCATTTATTTGTGCTCGGAGTTCTTCCTCTTTCATCCTCTTCTACCTTTCTTTTTCTTTTCTTTTGTCTTGTATCCCCACATTGATGGATTGATGTTTCCATGACCAAAATCTATTCCTTGAAGAGATTCTTTGCCAAACTTATCGTAATATAAATCAAAGATGTTTACTTTCGACCCTCTACACAAATCAAAATGAACCTTATCTTTAACTTTGTATGTGACTATCATAGCATCACTAGGATAGTTTGTTTTTCGTAACTGATCTTGATTGGCATTCTCCACCAGTAACTCACATCCATATTCTGCAATAGCATCCTTCTCTTTCTTATCCCATGTGGGTATAGCCATTGGTTTCTTAGTTTCAGTTGTCATGATCTATCACTCCACTTGATATCTGGAAATGCTTCGGCAATGATATCTTGTGTAAGTTTATATTTCTCAGTGAGATTCTTATCTTTTACAAGACATATAATCTTTGCCTCTTCTGGATGAAGACCCTCAAGCATCTGAATAAACATAGTCTCTCTACGAAGAGCAGACAAACTATCATTACCACCTTTAATAAAATGGAAAAGATTCTTCCACTCTCTACGAAGAGAAGTATGATCTGTTCCTATGGGAACTTCATTCTCTTTATAAGGAACTTGACCTTCTGGAACAGCAGATATAACACTACTATCAAAGTTCCATATTAAGATAGCAGTGAGAGAATCATCACGATACTTTTTTAGTTCTGCTATTTTCTTTGCTTTTGTTTTCTGTTCCTCTACATGATCTAAGATTTCATGAATGAAAGGATTAGGTGGAAGTTCTACTCTCTTAACTATCTTCTTTGTTTTGATAGCTGCTGATCCTGCGGGAGTTCTAGTCTTCCTCGTCGTCTTCGGTGTTGTCATAATCTTCAAAGCGTACTGCTAAAATTTCATCTGCTGTTAAGTTACCATTTTCATCAAACATCTCTGGATGTGTATACACTGTTTGAGGTGTAGTTTCATATGAGTGTTCTCTTGCTACCCATCCTATCACACCACCCACTAATAATGCAAGGAATGTAACTACTGTTGAAAGAGAAAGAGTTACTATTAATGTTTCTGACATGAGAACCTCCAGAGATTATTTTTTTGTTATGTTAAAGATGATAGTTATATCTCTCTTGAAGATAGAGAACTTCATCTGGAAAGTATTCGGTTTTGGTTTTGGTGGCCTCCTATTCCTAAGTAACAGTTCAACACCTTTATTGATCTCGGTGTTTGAGTTATTTAGAGGGCTTTCTACCTCTTTTTCTGTCATTGCTATACTTGTATGCGTCGTGAAGTATTGATTCAAGATAAGTGCTTATCTTTCTTGCTTGAGGTTTAGGTATGTGACCATATCCCTCACGCAGTTGT